AACCAAATACTGTATATGAATACAGTATTGTTTGAGCCGACGCATGGGTCAAGAGAATCGCGATAAGGTGCTCAACCTGGTTACCGAGACGCGGCCGAGTCAGCCGAATAAATCAGTCCGGAGAGTCGTGTCGATCCAGGTAATCGCGATCTACGTACAAGCAACCCATAGGATCCGTCGTGTTGTGTTGTGCAGACACTGACTCGAAGCGAATCCATATGGCGTCTCGGAAATTTATCGCAGCGCGCATCTAGGACTGTCGACCGCAAAGCGGAGCTGCAGATGCGGTTGAGAGAATGACCAAGCGAAAGGTCTCAATGCCCATGGGGGTACATGGATCATGGGAACGATGAAGCCCGGCGTTTCAGGTGTCTGCGAGCCAACGTAGGTGATTCAGTCTGGCCAAATCGAGAGTAAAGAGCCCTACATTGGATAAGCCATAGGTTCGCATAATGAGGCTCCAGGTTATGTTGAGCCGGTGCCGTGGGACTATCCGAAGGCCACGGCAGGCCCGTCAGGGTCAGGCGTAACATCAACCTGGGATTATGCGATGCCGGTACCATTTTGCTGTTCCTGGATCTTCGCCGGCACAGCAAATCGGTACCAAAATGCTTTAAGGTCGTTCCGTGATTTGGTACCATTTCCCTCCTCGAGCTCGCAACCTGGTTAAAGGGATTGGTACCAAAATGACGCTTATCAAATTCGACGCCGACCAAGCTTTGGCTGACCGCATGAAAATTCACTACGGCCAGCGAGTTGCCTCCAAGGCTTTCGCCATGGCCGCCGAAGACGCCCTAGCGCTTTCTGCTCGCAACCATGAGCTTGAGGACCTCATAACGGCTCAAAAGCTCGAAATTCGTCGTCTCCAGGCTGTTATCGAGCAGGCCCGCTCAGCCGCTGCCTTGCTTCTCGAAAAGACCTCCCAAGCCGACGCCTTTGCCTGATTGGTCAAGTGCCGCGCCCCCGGCTCGTCGTGATGCGCTTCATCGTCGCGGCGAACGGAGGCACGGGCGAAGCGCACACTTGAACACCCCTCGACCTTCCTACTCTCCGCCTGGGGTGCAGGGAGAGCTTTACCCCCTGCATCCCTGGCCCTCGCCGAGAGACTGCCGGTAGGCCCGCCGGAGGCGCTTTTAGCGTGCTTTCTGACGCCTCGATCTGGCGTCGGAGGGGTGGGGGTGCTGTAACACCCCCAATTTGGTATGGAATCCCATACTAGCTGGCTTGCTTGCAGTCGATCATTAGCCCGTTTCTCGGGCCTGTCTTGGTCGTGAATACTTCGCCGGCTGCTTCGCCTGCTTTCTCGCAGTCTGACTTACTTGAAAAGCCTTTTATTTCAATGACTTGCGTCATTCGTTCGGCCTCTGTTTCTACGTTCATCACGTATAGCTTGAGGATTAGCGTCCAGGCTATTCCGCTAGGCATGCTTAAGAAGCTCCCTGTTCTGGTGCTGCATGATCAGCGCCCTTATGACTTCCTTGCAGGTCTGGCGCTCTTGTCCTTCTAGCTTCCTCATTTGCTCGAAAAGGATTTTTAGGTCTCCATCCTCGCCCAGCTCTTCTTCGTCGAATAGCAATTCATCCGCTGTGCACCCCAGCGCGATTATCAGCGCCTTGACTTTGGATACGCCGGTGTCCCCGTCTCCCGCCTCGATCCTCTGAACCATTTTCAGGTTGAGGTTTGCCAGCACCGCTAGCTGTCCTTGCGATAGTCCGGCTTGCTCGCGTATGCGCTTCAGGTTTTCACCGAGGGTCATTGAGGTCTGTTCCTTGGGACTTTCATGTACCAATTTCACCACGGTTTTACTCCTTTCTCGTCGCATCAGATCGCCACTATCTGACAAATACGTCTTGACTAGGACAAATTCGTCTCTACTATGCGTCGTATCTGTCTTATGGATCGGACGCCGATGTCTCCTTCGACCGCCCCTCGCTCTGCGATGTTCATCGACTACCTATCGGTAGAGCAGGTGTACCCGCACGACTTGCCTAAGGTGGCCGATGTGACAATCGAGCGTTATTGCACCCGCACCGGTGAAAGCCTCAGCCGCACCCAGCCAGGCTGGAAGCATGAAGGCTCTTACTCGACCTCGATCAAGATTCGTGTCGATGGCCGCAAGGTGATCATCCAGGGCAACCCGAGCGCCGTTGACCGGCTCGACAACCTCTTCGGCTATCAGACCATTGAGCAGTGTGTTGCCGTTTACAACCGCATCCTTGCTGAGTACGGCATTCCGCCCCTGGTGAAGTGCACCCGCCTTGACTTCATGCAAGCCCCGGTTTCCCGCGTCGTCAATCGCTCTGCGCCAACGCGCGAGCTGAGTCTCGAGGAAAAGCTCGATCTGGCCTTCGACTCTGAGCCAGGTGAGCTGGACAAGACCGGTTGGACCCGCACCGTCGAGACCACTCACAAGCATGTGCAGGTCGGCGATGGCATGCGTATCACCCGTATCGACCTGACCACGAACAGGACAACGGGGGAGGGTAACGCCCTCCAGTACATCAAGGCGCTGAGTACCCAGCGCGCCGGCTACAAGCTGGCAAATCTCTATGCCGATGGCTGCACCGTGGATTGGCAAGCCCGCGACCAGTACCGCAAGGCATACGACAAGGCGACTGCGATCGCCAAGTTTCTGCTACCCAAGGCCCGCCGCAATTTCGGCGATGAATCTACTGAAGCCCAGTACCTGCGCGACTTGATCGCCTACTGCAAGGCTCACGGTGTGGTTCGTATGGAGCAGGAATTGAAGCGTGAATACCTACTGCGCGAAGGCCTCGCATGGTGGGGTTTGTTCGATGAACAGCGCCTTCAGACGGTGCACGGGGAGTTCCTGGCGATAGATCAACGATTGACGGTGACGGCGATGGATTTCGAGACGATTAGCGAGCATCTGGTATCTCAAAAAGTGGTCAGCAACACCAAGGCCGCAAACACTACAGCCCAGTACGCCCTGGCGTGGATGGGTGGCAAGTCATTCGACCTCGGCAAGTCCCAGGTCAAGATCATGCGCGCCCGCCTGCGCCAGATCGGCATCGACATTGCCAACCCCTGCGATACCAGCCGCTTTACGCCTGTCGTTCACGTGGCCAGCCGCGACGTTATCCCGGTCGACGTGCTGCCTATGCCGTCCTTCTACCGCCGCCCAGCCGGCCATCTGCAACTGGTGGCGGCATGAATCGCGTCCCTCTCGGTTTTGTTGCCGTTGTCGTTCTCGGCATTGGCTCCCTGTGCTACTGGCTGATTTTCTGGTCTTGGATGTTCGAGGCCTCATTCAAATGAAAACCGTCAGCCTCCAGGGCACCCAGCTTTCAGCCTCTGAGCGTCGCCGCCTGGACCTCCAGCGCCGTTACAAGGCCACCCCCAATCCCAACCTTATGCAGATGGTCGATGACGCTTGTGCGGTTGCCGACAAGCTGCGCGAGGAGGGCAAGCAAGGCGAGAACCCGAACAAGTTCCGCCACGACACCACCAGCCGTGGAACCCCGTACGTGGGCGACCTGTTCGGCTACTAAGCGAAGGAAATGACCATGAAACATCGCATCGAAATCGAAAGCACCCACGTGAACCAGCGCAACGGCTCCAACGACCGTGGCCCATGGGAAATCCGTGAGCAAGAAGCCTGGCTCTACCTGGGTGACAGCAAGCACAGCCAGCGCCTGGTGATCCCGCTTCAGAAGGGCCAAGCGGCTTACGCGACCGGTATCTATCAGCTTAGCGAAGAAAGCCTGTGGGTCGGCCGCTTCAACCAGCTGAACGTTACTCCTCGTCTCGTTCCTGTCGCTGCTGCAGCTCCTGCAGCTCGCCAGGCCAGCTAAGGGGAGTCGCCGCCATGCTCCGCTACCTCTCGATGTTCGCTGTAGGCCTTTGCACTGGCTACGTGTGGGCGTTCGCTGATTTCGCCCTGGCGGCGTCCCTATGAGTTCCGGCGTCCTCCGCTGTGACGGTGTTGTCACCGTGGCCGGGGATGGCGCCCCACTGTGTTCTGGTGTCTGGACCCTGGTCCCGGTGCCTGAACCTTTCAGCGTTGAACAGCTCGACCCCGCCATGCTGGCGGCTGCGTTCACCGCTGGATTTGTACTGCTCGGCACGTGCTGGCTTGCTGGCAAGTTGTGCCGCGTACTTCTCTCGATGATCAACTGAGGTAATTCAAATGGAAGCAATCGTCTCCGCTGTATCCGTGACTGACGTCGTGACCGGCATCGGCGGTATTGCCGCTGTTATCGCGCTCGCCCTGGTCGCCCGTATGGGTGCTCGCAAGCTGCTTGGCATGATCAAGTAAGTTCACGCCCCGCACTGCACAACGGGGCCTTCGCGGCCCCGTTTTCATTGGAGTAACAAACAATGGACCAACTCTATTATCTGGCGCTCTTTGTAATGGGCGGCATGGCTGCTTATTTGGCCTTTGCGGGGTGATATATGCGCTACCTTTCTATTCCCTTGCTTCTTCTCCTACTCTCTTTCTCTCGTTTTTCACTTGCCGATACCTACCTATGGACCCCTGGTAACGGTGCCACGCCTTCAGAGGCTTGTGACAATAGGATTGCATCCCTCGGCGATGGCAGTGTTCTTGTAAGTCTTACTAGGGTAAGTGATACTCGCTTTTATTGTTCGTATCGCTCTGGCTTTACAACTCGCGGCGTCGACATTATCCGCTCTGGCTCTTCCTGTGCTGATCCTACACATACCTATAATGGGCAGACGGGTAACTGCGATCCGCCTGTCCAGCCGAATGGCGAAGTTTGCGGCCCCAAGGATCAGAATACCGGACTCCCTAAAATCAAAAATAGCGCTGGCGAGTGTGTCGATTTCCCTTTTGCGGACAAACCCTCTCAATGTAAGTTCGCTGAATCAAGGGTTCGCGAAGCTAAGACAACAGTTCAATTCGATAGTAACGGCGTGCCTAGTGGGCCTCCCAGTATTGATGTTAAAGGCTGTATAGCTGTTCCTGTTGGTCCAAACCCGTATAAGAATTGTAAACAGGCTGCTCCGCGCAAGGCTTGTTTCAATGGCGTTTGTGTTGAGATGCAATCAACTGCCGCTGAATGCAGCGTTGCTGTTCAGTTTACTGGCGAGGCCGGTGATGGCGATTTTGGTTTCACTGGCGATCCTGCTGACGGTTCTGTTCCATGCGATCCTGATACTGACTGCACTCCAGCTACGCCACCTATTGAAACTGATCGCCAGCCCTGCACGTATGAAAGTGATATTGAGGGCCGTCAGAGCTGTTCTAGCTTCGACTACAAGGGCGTCCCTGGAGAAAGCTCGCAGTGCGGACAAGTAAATGGCGTTATGCAGTGCATCGCTAAAAAGCCGCCGACTTCTAACGGTACGCAGATAGATACTAAAGTTGACACCAAGTCGAATCCTGATGGCACCACTACTACAACTAAGACCGATATTAGAACTGATGTTATCTGTTCTGGTCCAAACTCCTGTCAATCCGTAACGACTAAGACGACCAACGTCACTATCAAAGATGGTAACGGAAACACAACTTCATCAGAGACTAAGTGCGAAGGCGCTAAGTGTGGCTCTGGCATTGGTAAGGGCGATGGTACTGGTACAGGTAACGGCGATTGCATAGTCGACTGTGAAGGGGAGGACGGGCAAGTCTCGGCTCCAGAGCTGGGTGACGTTGCAACTTATGCCGAGTCTATCCAGGCGTTCCAATCCGCAATCGAAGGCTCTCCGATCATGACCGCCGTATCAGGAATAACCGTAACAGGTTCCGGCTCTTGCAACATGGGCAGTACCAATACCGCAATTGGCACTATTTCGCTCGACTACATATGCACTCACTCAAACTGGCTTGATGACTTGTATTTCGTCTTCTTGGCGGTATGGGCTCTTGCTGCTGTTCGTGTACTACTTAGCGCATAGGTGATTTATGGCTGATATCTTCGATACAGTGTTGCAGTGGATAAAAGACTTTTTCATTTGGCTTTTCCAATACATATGGGCGCAGATACTTGAAGCGCTCGCTGCGATCATAAGTGCTATACCGGTTCCTGATTTCGTTTATCAGGCCCAGTCCGCATTCGCCTCGCTATCTGGCAATGTCCTGTTCTTCGCGCAGAAATTCGCTTTCGGTGAGGGCGTTGTCATGATCCTGGCGGCATATGGCATCCGCTTTCTTATCCGTCGAATTCCAATCATCGGGTGATATATGGCTATCGAGGCTTATGTTGGCCTACCTGGGCACGGTAAGAGCTACGGCGTAGTTGAACATGTGATCATTCCTTCGATTAGGGAGGGGCGGCACGTTGTTACTAACATCCCGCTGCAGAGCGATGATTTGATCGCAGACTTTGGCGCCCCTGGTGCGCAGATAACCCAGCTCCCTGAAGACTGGTTTGAGCGTGACGATATGGGCGACTTCATACCGTCCGGTAGCGTTGCCGTTCTAGATGAACTCTGGCGCCGCTGGCCTTCGGGATTGAAGGCTAACAACGCCTTGCTCGCCGACAAGTCGCTACTTGCCGAGCACCGACACCGCGTCGACGACAAGGGTCGCTCAATGCGAATAGTGCTGGTCACTCAGGACCTGTCCCAGGTGGCAAGCTGGGTCCGCATTCTGGTCGAACAGACTTACAAGATGACCAAGCTAACGGCCATCGGCTCAACTAAGAAGTTCAGAGTCGATATCTACCTGGGCGCGCCTACCGGTCAGAACATTCCGAAGTCTCGTTTGATCCGGCAAACTTTCGGTCAATACCGCAAAGAGATTTATCGTTACTACAGCAGTGCAACGCAGTCGGCCACTGGCAACGTAGGCGATGAGTCGAAGGCCGATAAGCGCGGCACTATCTGGCGTTCTCCGGTGATCATCTTTTCAATCGTCGGCCCGCTGACTCTTGGGCCGCTTCTGGTCTGGTGGCTCTACGGCTACTTCATGAGTGGCTTTGGTATGGTCGAAAATGCTGAAGCTGAGCAGGTTGAAGTGCTTCCGGCTGAATCACTCGGCCTTGTCAATCCGCCGCCTCCATCGCTGGCAACCGCTGTTCCTGTACCGGCTTCTCCAGCGGCACAGTCATCGCCGCCCGCAAAGCCTTCAAATTCGCCTGTGTGGCGCGTTGCTGGCTACATATCCAGAGGGAAGGGGAATGGCACAGAACGCTCGTCCTGGCCGTCCTACGCTGGCTATGGCTCGATTCAGGCCGACACGCCGCAAGTCGACCCTCTGCCTGATCTGGTCGTGTTGCAGTCTGATATCTACGGTTTGCGCTATGAGCTGGCCAGCACCTGCGAGCTGCTGCCTGACCGAAAGAGCTACATGTGTGAAATCGACGGCGCTATCGTTACGCCCTGGACGGGCCGCGGTGATTCCACCAACTGGGCCAGTGACCCGGCGCGGCTGGCTGGTCGAACTGCTGCTGTAGCGAGCGGAGCGACCGAAAGCAGCAGATCGATCCAGCCATCAGTCAATCCGCCACCTGCATCCTTGTGAGGCCATTCCCATGGCCTTTGTTGAAAACCTTCGACGGGATCTCGCACAGTGTTTTCGACAAGCCCGCGTGGCAGTAGGCGTCCAGGGCATTCGAGGATCTGCTTAAAATCGTGAGCAGATCTGCTCAGGGGTTTTAACCCTAGGCTTCGCATAATATCCGTGACGTTACGTTTAATCGTGTCGGGACAATGCTGGTAAGCTCCCGGCGCGATTGAATGTAACGTCCATTATGCGATGCCAGTTCTAGACCTTCCCGAATATCTGTTACGTAACGCACGTCTCTACGCCCCTGGTCGCGATGATCAGGGCGCTGTCGAGCATGTGCTTGAGGACTATGGCCGGCTTGTCGGAGAGCTTCGCCAGGTGCGCCTCCGGTTAGCGCAACTGGATGAGGAGGGCGCCCAGCTTGACGCCCGCATTGATGCCTTACAGCTCGCCTGCCGCAGGATTCTTGATCTCTAAAACCCTGTACCAGGCTGTTCCAACCGGGTGCTCTTGCGGCATTTCGAGCAGCGCTTCATGTGCTTCGCTCTCAGACCTGTAGCTACCCTTCATTGTCGTCCATCGCCCTTTGCTGCTTTTGCGTTTCTGGATCCTCCAGCACGTTTCTGGCTCATCTTGGTCAGCTGGTTTTTCGTCACGTTGCATTAATTCTGCTACCACGACTTGCCTGGCTCTCTCCGCTGCTGTTGCCAGCTTCTTCCAGTGCTGTATCTCGGATTCAAGTTCCTCGATCCGCTCCAGGGCTTTCGCCAGCTCGCCGCGCAGATCCTCGGCAACTTCCTTGTGCATATTTTCGTTACGTTGCGCTTTTTGCGCTTCACGATACCGGCGCTGACGCTCGGCATTGCTGAGCGCCTGGCCAGTGGCCGGACGGCCACGACTGCGCTTTTGATCCAGCGGGAGGGGTTGGGTTTGCTTGTCCAGGTGGTCGATCATGGTTCCAGCTCCATTGCGTTGCGCCATGGAGTAATTATAGTTACGTAACGATAAATAGACCACCGTTACGTAACGATAAATCAACCGTTCGTCGGAATATCCGTAACGCCTAACTCGTAACGATAAATCGACTCGACTTCCGCCAGTGCCTCGACCTCAAGGCCTACCCCCTCACTGTCCAACCCGCTTTTCGCTCTAGTTGGCTTGCTCGTTCATGCGCGTGAGGTACACCCGCACATTTGCGATCGGCGCGCAGCGGCGAGTGGCGGAGCCATGCTTTTGTCTGCGCCTGAACCGGCGCGAAGGGGTGGGGGTGCTGTAACACCCCCAATTTGGTATGGAATCCCATACTACTCGGACCGCTTTTCGCACCTTGCATAGATATCAGCCGCCGCTGATTCGCCACGCTCCTTGACGGCGATGTTATCGGCCATGCTGCTGATGATCGTGGCTGCAATGTCGCACTCCCTGTAGCTGTCGAACTGTGCGGCATCCGCCCCGGGGCCGTTCACTGTCGCAGCTATCACTAGCACCCAGATCATCAGTCTTTACCTAGCACTGTTTCCCGATACGCCTTCACGTCCTGCGCTGTCAGCGTCGATAGGTGTTTCCAAATCAGCGCCCCTAGCAGATCGCTTTCCTTCACGTCTTCTTTGCGCTCAACGATCAGCTTGATCCGCTTTGCGTTGAGGGCTTCTACGGCCTCATCTCTCAACCTGTAGGTCTTGGCCATCTTGTGATTTCACCTCGCCATCATTCGTGATTTCCGACAGACGTGATTTTTGCATGTGTTGCAATGTCATGTGTGATTCGGCTATAAAGTCGCGAAACATCATTTGTGATTTCTAAACGGGATCACGTGTGACATTGCGATAAGGGATTCTCCGTGGCTCAACCTGTTCTCAATCGCTCTGCGATGTTCATCGACTACCTGTCGGTGGAGCAGGTCTACCCCCACGATTTGCCCAAGGTGGCTGACGTGACAATCGAGCGTTACTGCACCCGCACCGGTGAAAGCCTCAGCCGTACCCAGCCAGGCTGGAAGCACGAAGGCTCTTACTCGACCTCGATCAAGATTCGCGTTGATGGCCGCAAGGTGATCATCCAGGGCAACCCCAGCGCGGTTGACCGCCTCGACAACCTTTTCGGCTATCAGACGATTGAACAGTGTGTAGCCGTATACAACCGCATCC